GGAATAGACTACAAGAAGATGTTAATAGAAGCGAAGAAGCAATACAGCGGGGGAGATGGAAGGATCGTTTTTAAGCAAAATTTCAGCACTAAGTTTATCCGGACGGCCAATGAGCACTTACAGGCTTGCATAGATCACAAGAGGATATGGTTTGCCTCGAAGACGACAGCTAATGACGGAGCCTTTACTAAGGAAGTAAACAAACATATTAGCCTTAAAAACACACCGAACGAAAGCGTACTAGATCTTATTGAAATGCAAGACGCTTGGATATACCAGACGAAAAAGCAGTGCGCGTTGGTGGAGGTGAAGTCTACGGCTAAGGGGTCGCAGACGTTTGATTTGCCTCAACACCTAAAAAGATCAACCAGCCCAAGTAGGGCCAGAAAAGATAATTATACGACATTAATGTTAGCCTGTTGGGCGACAAAGTGTTACTATGATATAGTCAAATTAAGAGTAGAGTCGAAAGCGCCTACATTTAGTCCCATAATGATACGTTAAAGTGTAATTTCTAAAGAAAATGCCAGCGAGAAAGAAAAGCCCAGAACAAGCGCCCGAGCCAAGAATGGCCGCATACGCCGCGAGCGACGAGATGAAACATGTCGCTAGGGCCGCATCCAACGCAAAGAACACAACTCTTTCGAGAAGGAACAAGTCCGCCACGATTGAAAGACAAGATAGGTTCACCAATATAGACAACGGGCTCGTGCCGTTTCAGCGAAGCACTGGGTCGTACAGCAACAAGTCGACCCTAGACGTAAGAGACGCTGTTATTCTGTGTCAAAAGGCTTATTGGAATGTGGCGATATTCAGGAACACTATAGACCTAATGACTGAGTTTTCCTGTTCCAATATTTATTTTACTGGAGGTAATAAAAAGTCAAAAGACTTCTTTACCGCCCTGTTCGATAAAATTAATTTATACAGTTTTCAGGATAGGTTTTTCAGGGAATATTACAGGTCTGGTAACGTTTTTATCCATAGGATGGACGGTAAGGTTAAGTCTAGTGATTTAGCCAAGATTACCCAAACCTTTGGTGGCGAATCTATCGCAGCCAAACTTAAGTTGCCGTCTCGTTATATTATATTAAATCCGGCAGACATACAGATAGCGGGGTCGCTGTCTTTCGTTTCGGGGTCTTATTACAAGTCCCTCACTGATTACGAGCTAGAAAGATTGCGTCACCCAAAAACTGACGAGGACAAGGAGATTGTTGAAAGCCTAGATCCAGACATAAGGAAGCAGAAAAAACGGTAGCTATTTTCTACAAGAAACAAGACTACGAACCCTTTGCTGTGCCTATGGGATTTCCAGTGCTAGAAGATATTAACTGGAAAATTGAAATGAGAAAAATGGATATGTCCATAACCCGCACGATGCAACAGGCTATACTTTTGATCACCATGGGGACGAAGCCAGATGACGGAGGAATTAATCAAAGAAACCTAGAGGCTATGCAGAAGCTGTTCGATCATGAATCAGTTGGGAGAGTTTTAATCGCAGATTATACCACGAAAGCTGAATTCGTAATCCCCGACATCGCTGGACTGTTGGACCCGAAGAAATACGCACAGGTTGATAGGGATATTCAAATAGGTCTTAATAATATTCTTGTTAGTGGGGACGAAAAGTTCGCTAACGCTAATGTCAAGGTCAAGGTGTTTATAGAAAGACTAAAGCAAGCCAGAGAGGCTTTCATCAATGAGTTCCTGATGCCAGAAATAAAAAGAGTATCCAAGGACATGGGTTTCAGGAGTTTCCCTCGAGCAGTTTTCGAGGACATAGATATAAGAGACGAAACTATTTACGGAAGAATATTTACCCGCCTAATCGAGTTGGGTATTCTCACTGCTGAGGAGGGACTAGAAGCTCTCAAGACCGGAACCCTCCCCTCTTCGATTGAGTCCGTAGAGTCTCAACAGGAGTTTCTTAAGCTTAAAAAGAAAGGGTTTTACGAGCCTCTGCTTGGCGCAGGCGCGCACCCACACAACCCAAACGAGGTGGCTGGTCCAAACAAACCTAAACCGCAACAGCCCCCGCAGCAGCAGAACAAGAAAGACTTCCCCAAGCCAAACGGAAGACCGCCGGGCATATCAACGCCTCAGGAAACTAAAAAAATCTCCCCGCTTAAGGCTAGCCAACAGTTTAGTCTGAGCAAGGTGCAAGAAAATATGATTAAGGCGCAGAGTTTGGTGCTAGACATAGAGAAAGAATTAAGAAAGATACATAACAAAAAGCGTTTAAGTAAACAACAAAAAGAGATTGCTCAAGACATATCTTGTATATTAATAGCTAACGAAGAACCGGAAAATTGGAAAAAGAAAATTTCTACATATTGCAAAAACCCAATAGATAAAAACAGCGACAGGGTAGCGAAGGTCCAAGACATAGCTTGCGAGCATCAACTCGACACTTACTTGGCTAGCATCTTGTATGCAAGCAGAGTAGGGTAACCGTGAAAATAAATGTCAAGAAGCAGAGTCACGTACCAAACGCAGGCGCTCTACACCGGGCCGGCTCCATCAACGGGCCTGCACTTCATGGACATCTATGGCACCTATTCAAATGACATCGCCAAAATGGCTACCGGAAGTCCGGAGCTATGCAATCTAGTACAACAATTAAATCGAGTTAATACTTTCTCTTTTGAATTTGAGGCGGCAAGAACCAATGTACAGAAACTAGGAAGACAAGCTCTAGTTGATCAGCCAGCCATAGAGCCCCCATCAATCAATCTAAGCTTTACTTGGATGGCTTCGAACATGAGGAACGAGGCGAGGTTGGGATTCAAGACTAATTTTCCTAAATTTTACGCTCCTTTTTCGGGCCAGCCGTTTTATACCGACAACTTTAGCGTTAATGTGCTTGAAGGTTTTTCTAATCAAGTTAGAAATCATCACGCAAAGGCAGCCACGATCAACGAGGACCTAGAGTACCCAAGAAAATACCAAGACCAAAGAAATTTATTTTTAAATGTTATGCCTGAAGGTAGAGACGCTAAGGATTCGTCGCCCACGGGTACTCCATCGCAAAATGTTAATACTTTTGTTTTTACAGACTGCTTCATAACCTCTTATACTGCTGCCGCACAAGTGGGGAACGTACCAACAGTAAACGTTTCCTATACCGCAGAAAACGTACAATACCAAACAGATGGTTCCGGAATAGTCCCATGCCTCGACCCACGAACAAGAGAGCCAAAAAACGATATAGCCTTCTTGCTTCCAGAAATGAGTGGAGAAAATATGCCTAACGTATTAACGCCGGGAGACGTTAGCGTAGAAATTCTCTCCACGGGGTACGGACCATCCACGGACGACATTAAAGATGTAGGCCTGAAGTTCAGCGACATGAAGCTGCAGAGTTATAATTTAAGAATGGATTTCGAAAGAGAGCCGTTGAGGTCGCTCGGTTTCAAGGGGCTGATTGATAGGCCAGTTAATTTTCCGACTTTTGCCACGTTGGGTTTTCAAACTATAGTTGGAGAAATGGAAACGGGTTCTCTTATAGCCCTACTAAACAAGGACCATACTTATGACATAACAATTAGACTTAAGGATTCCCGCAGGGTGTGCACCAATCTCCCTGTTTTACCAGAAGAAGCAACGGCTATTAGGTATGATCTCAAAGGCGCGAGATTTCAGGGTATCAGTTGGGAGGAAAGTATAAGTCAGCCATTTACGGCAAACCTAAACTATTCGTGCGAGATAAACCCGGAAGACGCCCCTCACGGCAAAGGGGTTTATTTTAGCGGGGTCGTTATGGATTCTCAAGACAACCCGGTAGGCGGGCTACTCATGAACCAAAGCGGTACTGACGAGCTTATCACCGAAAGTGGAGATGGAATCATTTTGTTCTATAAGATCCCGCCTTTTTAAGTGTAAAGATGTTTGGAAAAAGGAAGTCAGATGGCTAATAGGAAAATTACTCAGCTTCAGAAATTGTACGCCATAACCACGGGTACGCAATTCGTGGCCGTGGCAAACAATATAACGAAGCGCATCGATCTAGATGACCTGACCAACGCCATAGACGAAGTATTTTTCGACGTGCACACCACGGACGGCTCCACCAATTACGCTAGTAGGGATCAGGATAAAGATGGAAATCTTTACGGAAAATTTAGACTGGTAAGCGGAAATTTTTGGGTGTCTGGCGCTTTAGATCAAGCCGGAGTGCATAAAGGTGACAATAGCGTATTTAAGGTTACCACGCAAAGCATTGATATGCGCTCCCCGGAAAGGATGAGGCTGGACCCGACCGGAAACCTTTCTCTTGGCGGCTCACTTCATATATCTGGGGATAACAATACTATTAGCGGATACGGTATGGTGGTCAGAACGCCCGCATGGTTGCAGCATGACTTGAGAATAGATTCTGAAGTAACCACCGCAGGGCAGTGGAATTTCACTGGCACCGCAGGCGGGAAGAACGTCAAGTTCTCAGCTGTGCCTACTGTTTTGGCTCCCGGGGGAGGATATGATTCCGTGGCGCTGTCTGGAACAGTGGTTAGCGATAGTAACAAGCTTGATAGTAAAGTCGACAATTTAGCTCAGCAAATATTTATCAATTCGGGAGCGACAAACACGAAGGAGTTCGCTTTAGAATCAACCGGCATCAGAATGAACACCGACAGGATTGGAATACTTTCTGGATCTTGGATTGTCGGATCGGGTCATTTGCAGGCTTCGTTGGACGCTGGGTGTTGTGATAACATCGAGCTTGTCGGTGCTCGACTCGGGTTGGGGCTGACTGGGTTGAGTGGGGTGTTCCATGTCACAGGTAAACACTTGGACGACAGGATAGATGTGCTCAGTGGCGAATTGTTGGGGACGACAGCGGGAGCGGCAGCGGGAGTTGCCAACACCGGGGTGTATACAAGAAATAATTTAGCTTCATTGAATTCATTCAGATCGCACAAGCACACAACGGGCGTTTTCCCGGCCACGGTATGGTCTATCGCTCAACCTAATTATTGTTTCGCATGCAACGACAACATCTATCTTGCGAAAACTCATCATCATGAGGCCGCGCAGTATCGTAAAAACTTCTGGCATTTGAATTTAAACAACAACTTAGTAACTGGCTTGCACGCGGCCGGCACTGACGCGCACTGGAGGTATAACGAACATTCAGCCCGCAGAAATCGTTTGAGTAATCTAATTTGGGTGGACGTAAGAGGTAATGCTTTCTCGAAGAAGAGAACGTACCAATTAGCTAGTCATTACTATGACCAAGAAACATACCAACTTTATCTGGGGGACACTGATTCTAGCGACTGGGGCACGCCAGAAAGGATCGGCACCTTCAAGCGAATAACAGAAGCGGCCTCGCCGACAAACACATCCAGCAATCACGGTGGCGATATTGAAAGTCATATAATATTTGTAGCCAACCCGATGACTAATATGGGGCCGAAGCTGGATTACCCGGGTACTGAGTACGATGTGACTGGCTCAAATTACTGCATGTTCGAATTTCAGGACCAGAGCATTGACGAAGACGACGACCCGTTAATTACTGGCGATATCTTTTCTGTTCACACTTCTAGGGGCAGCTCATATCAACACATAACGGATATGAGGATGTACAAACGTAGGCGAGTTTGTGACCCCGCAAACGGGTCGTCAACATCTGAAAGATGGTACGGTCAGACTATTTCTAGGGGACTAAGCGGGACTGCCGCTGCAGATTATTCACTGAACCTCGTA